CATCAGGAACTGCTGGGCCATCGTGTGCGACGTGGTGACGTAGGCCGACCCATCATAGCGATATAGCGAAACCGCCATACCGTGATCGCCAGCCGCAGCACGCAAGGTCTCGGCGTCGATGGCGCAGATCACCAGCAGGTTGCTTGTCGTCGAGACGGCAGAGAAACTGGTGCCGACCGATATTACGGCCGTTGTAGATGTGGTCTCGTAGACGGTTGTAATCGGCGTGAACTGCACCTTGCGGATGACCTTCCCCGCAAGCCCGGCAATTGACAGAGTACCCGACAGCCCGAGGTTCCCGAGACCCGAGAGATTACCGGAATCGTCCAGCGTTGCAGCGCTTCCCTGACCGGTGACGCCGCCCGTTCCATCGGAGCGGAGAAGCCGATTGTCGGTCGCGCCCAGGTCCCCACGGAGCACGCTTGCAAGAGCGATACCGCTATCGCCAACCAGGGCGCCCGAAGTATCCGAAAACGTGGCGAGGCGCCCAGCGATAGACGAGATCGGCCCTGAAACAACGCGCGGCATCTTTCCCGATACCGGCTGGACAGTGCCACGTATCTTGGCGCCTTCGGCCCAGAAGTCGATTACGTCGCCCGCCGAGCAGGTGTAGTTTTGGCCTCCGTTGTTGAGAACAAGGTTTGCACCCACTGTGATCGGCCAAGCCGCTGATGCCACGACGCGCCGCCGTCGTCCCGAGGCAAGCGTTATTGCGCTCGTCGCCGTCGTGCCGGTCACGATCACAAGGCTACCCGTCGCCGCATCCAGGTCGATAGTCGCGGCCGAGGCCACATTGGCGCCTTGCAGAGAAAGGTTGTCGAAAGCCGCCTGCTTGTTGGCGAGGTCCGAGAGGTTGTTGGCCTTGAGCATGTCGCCCGTACCGGCACCGTCCGCCCCTTTGTCCCCAGCAATGACAAATTGGAAGGAGACGGCATCGCCGGTGAAGAACCCAGTAGCGCCGGCCGGATTCGCGACGGTCAGCTTCACATAGCCAACAGCATCGACAAGCCCAGTCAGATCAAAGGCAGCTTGCGCATTCCCGCCCGATCGCGTGAGGGCGATCCCTCCCTTTCGCGCCGGATTGGTGGAGTCCGCGAGGTGAGCAAGCCACGCCGACATGTCATCGCCGGCACGGTTCATCTTGGAAACGAAGAGCGTGGTCGCGGCCGATAGGTCTGCGTTATTCGCACGGATATTGCCGGCGCCAGGATCAGCATCTGCGGTCAATTCCGACCAGGTCATCAACATGCCCGGGTCGGTGCCGTCGGCTCCTATGCCACCGCGATAGTCCATGGCCTCCGCAATGTTTGCGGTGAACGCGCCATCTGCCTTGAGGTATTCGCCGACATTGGCAGTTGGCGGCGCACCGGCTCCTCCGACGTAACCCGAGAGCTTCAGAACTCGTCGGGCACCATCACTTTCCCCGACGAGTTGCGGGGACCAGCCCTTGTCGCCCTGGTCGCCACGCGGTCCAGTCGCGTAAGAGGTTGGACCTGCCCAATCCCCGGCCACGTCCGAGGCCTTGACGTAGAGCTCCATCGGGTCGGTCGACGTGTCGAGGAAGGTAAAGCCCTGCGGCTTACTGTCATACTGGTCGCGGTCGGCCAGTACCCCCGACGCATCGAACTGGAAGAAGGCTCGCCCGCCGAGCAGTTCGACCAGCTGGCGCGCCTGCGCGGTCACCCGCGAGCCGTCGCTCTGATAGCGGATGCGATAGGCGGCATCGACGACGGTCGGCCCAGGCCAAGGCAGGGTCAGGGTGCCGCTCGTATTGCTGATGATCGAGGCGACAATTGCCGCGCGGCCATCGCCGCCGTCTACGTCGAGGATCATATCGCCGTCACGGAACCCGGCCGCCAGCCATGCCGTGTCCGTACCGGTGAAAGCAGCGGAGCCGTTGGTGAGCGAGATGGTGCCGGTCACATAGTCGGAGAGAACGGCCATGGCCTATTCCTTGAGGGTTGCGGCGGACTTCAGCCGCTCGATTTCTTCGGCTTGGCTGGCAAGCGTGGCCTTGGCGGCCATGAGTTCCATTGCCAGCTCGACACAGCGCTGTTCGAGCATCTTGTTGATCGCGCCCCGCTCCTGGACGAGCGCCAGCAGCGCGGCTGCCCTCTGGGCGCCAGCTTCTTTCTCGGACACCGAGTTCTCCTATTTGCGTGGGATGACGACCTGCATGGCGTAGGCGCCGACTTGATAAGGGGTGTTGGTGTCGTTGGCGTGGAACACGTCGAGTTCGAGCCGGTAGGTATTGCCGTTCACGAGCGGGCCAAGCACCAGCGCCGCGTTCAGCGACCTCCCCGAACCCGACAGCAGAGATCGGGTGCCGGCCGTGACGTTGCGCAAGAACAATTGGCAGCTCGATGTCTCGCCGCCGGTGGCGCCACCGGTAAAGGAAATGGAGGCAGCGCCGAGGATCGGATATGGCGGAGCAGTCCAATTCGTGCCGCTGACGCTATAGCTGACGCCAGAAGCCCTTGATGGGCCGTTGCCAGTGTCGCTGACCCAGTCCGATACCGCGCCGTTGGCTATCTTGATGCGGTCGACCTGCAGGTTCGCGATCTTCGCGCTCGTAATCGCCGCATCGGCAATCTGCCCGGTCGCCACGCTGACATTGGCGATATCGGCCCATTCGATCTCGACGTTTTCGATCTGCCCGAAATCGAGGGTCAAGGTCGAGACGTCGATATTGTCGGCGGTGAGGTTGGCGATGAATGCGTTCTTGACCCGCATCGCCGTGCCGTCGAAGTAGAAGGGCGTATCCGAATGCACGCCATCGGTGATGATGAACTGTTCAGCCATCTCCAGCCGACGCGTGGGCAGCAGCGGGTCGTTCGGCGTCTCCCAATAGCTGCCTGCGATACGAAAGTCGTCGGGATTGCCGGTATCGAAGCGGGTTTCTATGCCGATCTTGGAATAGCCTGGCGGACCCGACATCGCTGTAAACCGGATACGAGCGGTGTTGACGTCATCCCCATCGGCCGCCGAAAGCTCAGTGAGCGCATCTGCCAGCGCGACAAGCTCGCCCTGCATCGGGATGATGGCCGTCGTAATCGTCTCGTTGAAGCTGGCGGAGAGGTCATCGACCGCAACCGAGAGGCTGCGACTGATTTCCTGCATCTGCAGCTGGTTGGCCAGTTCCTGGTCGCCGGTCAGGATAGCCTGAGCCTCGGCCTGCTCGATCAGGTCGCGCGCGGTCTGGCCCATCCAGTCGAGATAACCCGCCAGCTGCGTGCCGAGCTGGTCGAGGTCGAGATCGCCATAGATAACGTCGAGCGGCCCGAGACGAATGTCGGGCGTCGTCACCGACAGCCAGGGGCCTTCGGTGCCATCCTCATCCTCGTTGGACCATCGCGTGACCCGGCCCGAGAATGGCACATATTTGCCGCGCACCTCGTAGTTCGCTGCCGGCAGAAAGACGCCGTTGAGGATCCGTGCCGGCGTCGCCTCGGCAGGATCATAGGGCTGATCGGCGTCGTAGGCGAGACCGGTATCGCCAAGAACGCGCACCTGCACGCGAACCGCGCGAACGTCGCTCAGATGGCCATCGTAGCGCACCTCGATCGAGGGCCGCCGCGAGGCGCCGTCATTGTCGACCATCACGGCCGGCAGCGCCTGCCAGCCGGTCATCAGTTGCGGCGGCGGCCGCTCGATGACGAGATCGCCGATCGTGACCGGCACCTGGTCGGTGGCGGGGTTCCAATCGTGATCGGACGGATCGACTTCCTTGAGCGCCACCACCTGGTTGTAGCCGCGCTTGCCTGCGATTGCCGTGACCAGGAACTTCTTGTTGAGGTACCCATTGCGCGGGCTGGTCCAGGCCACAACGTCGTTCGGCTCCAAGAGCCAGGCGTCGGGTGGCAGCGTCAGGGAATGATTGCGAAACCGCCGGGCATCCTTGACCGCCGTCGCCATCAGGCGCTGTACCTGGTAGCGGTACGGCACCATGGGATAGGTCACCTGCGCGACGAGCTGGCGCCCACCATCCTCCTCTTCCCAGATCGGGTTGTAGCGGCCGGGAGCGTCCTTGGTGCCCCATTTCTCGCCGGGCTCCGGATAGGTCGCCTCGATGGCGTTGTGCGTGTCGTCGAGCCCCGGGAAGGGATCGAGCGTCTGTCCATCGGTGATGACGATATGTTCGTCGGAAAAGGCATAGACCGCCGCACCCGGCGCGCCGACCTGAACCTTGTAGATGCCGCCGACCTCGGCCATACGGGCATTGCAGGATGCCAGCAACTGGTTGATGACATCGACCGGCTGCATGTCGGCGGAGACGACCCCACCGGCGCGAAACTGCTTTTCGGTGCCGCCACCGCTGAGATTGATCAGCGTATCGCAAGCATTGATGGCCGCGATCCAGTTCGAGGCCGGCAGACGATAGGCCGAGAGCGGCTTCTTGTTGTTGCCGCCATAGACCCACTGGCCGCCATAGAAGATGCCGCGCCGGATATTGTAGGCGATGACGATCGGGTTGCTGGACGGCTCCCAGGTCCCAGGATTGTTCCAGCGGTGAGCGCCGGAGCCGCCGACGCTCGAATCCTTGGCGACGTTGTAAAGCGGGATGCCCGTGGTTTCGAAAAGGAAGCTGGGTGACCCGGTCCACAATTCACGGTTGGCCAGCGCGGTGACACGCACCTTCGCCAGCCCGACACCGACCATGTCGTCGGTATAGGGTCGGGTGCTGTGCCCGGCGAATTTCGAGCGCATATAGCTCGATGGCGTCGTCTGCGTGCCGTTGTCGAATTGCACCCAGAGGTAGTCGACCCCGCCCCGCCGAAACTCGGTTACGGGGTAGCCCTGAGCCGTCGGCGCGGCAGTCCAGTCGATGGTGCAGCGCTGCTCGTTGACCCAGATCACGGGACGATCAGGCGTCGGCAGGTCGGAAAGCTGCACCTCCCAGACGGCATAGGCATTCGGCGTATCGCCCACCTGTCCCCAGGTGCCCGGATAGAGAAGCTGGCCGGCCGTCGCCGTGTAGCCCACCGGAAACTCGATCGGGTTGTCGCCGCCAACCCGCATGCTCAACTGGATGCCGAACTTCTGCTCGGACGATGCCGAACTGTGCGGCGAAAGCATATTGGAGAGCAGGCTTGCGCCGATGCCGAGCGCGGCGTTGACGACGATCCCGCCCAGCGGCGTGGCCGCGAAGGCTGCCACCGCGCCGAAGACCGGTGCAGCGGAAACGGTGGCAGGCGTCGCCAGCGTCAGCGCGGTGCTGAACGCGAGCGCAGTCAGGAATTTCTTGAGCATCAACCGACCTTGAAGGCTCGCGTGGCAGTCAAAAGATCGACGGTGCCGAGACCGTCATAGCCCTCGCCCAGAACAAAGATGCGCTCGCCCCCGACAATGCCGAGCGCGAAGCCGAAGGCATTCTCGGCCGGGATAGCGGCAATATCCCCGACATAGGCGCGGCTGGGGTGCTCAAGCTCGGGCAGGAGCGAGGCAGCCATATCGGCGAGGTTGGCAAACCCTGCCCTGGCCATGGTGCGCAGGCCCGCTTCGGCGCTGCGGTAGCGCCACCAGGCTTTCTTGCCAATGCGCTCCCCTGTCAGTGCCTCGACATTTAGCGCTGCGAAGATGGCGCAATCGAAATGACCATAGGAAAGCTCGGCACGACGATAGCTGTCGATCAGGGCGTCGAGCCGGGCATGCCAACCGGGAAGTCTGGCGAGCACCATCATGCACGCTCCTCGCCCCAAGGCAGATCGATGCCGGCCGCCAGGATCGAGGCGTAGCGCATCATGCGGTCGCCCGGCGCCCGGCGCTGCTGGGTTGCATCGCTCCGCCTCGAGGGATTGACCCGGGTGAGCTCCTGTGTGTCTGAAACGATGTCGATATCGATGCCGCCCTCCCCTCCCGCTGCCGGCGTCGAGACCGGCGACAGGCTGACTTGCCCGAGGAAATGGCATGGCGGGGTATCGACCAGATTGTGGGTCTGCGGATCGAAAAGCGGCCGGTGGATTTCGGCACGTGCCAGCCGCACGTTGTAGCCACGCACCATGTCCTGAACGGTGGCGTGCAACTGGCTGAAGGTCACGGTCACCCGCTGGATAGAAAGGTCGTTGACATTGGGCACGTTGTTGACGACGAGGAGCGCGCCATCGCCGACGAAGTTGCGGCTCACGACGGCGCCGGTGTCGCCATCGAGGACATTGGCGGTCACCGCGCCGAAGTCGTTCCAGAAGGCGAAGGGCACGATATCGCCGGTATCGCGATCCTGCGCGAAGATCGTCACCATTTCCCGGACCACCAGCCCGTTATCGGGCGCCGCGACCAGGGCGTTGTTGATCGAGCTTGAGACGGAGCGCATTCAAATCACCTGTCGCACGGAAAAGCCGATGGTCGTGAACATGCCCTCGGCGGCATCGTCGAGGCTGCCCAGCAGCATCTTGCACTTCATGGCGGGCTTGATCAGCGTAACTGCCGTCCCGACAGTGGAGCCGGGACGAATGAAGTCGCGAACCTCGAATTGCGGCGTGGTGCCGTCCCCTGCCGCCGTGACGCTTTCCACCACGCGGTGAAAGGCGCGTCGGGCTGGGTTGACGCCATAGTCCCAGGAGATCAGGTCGCCGGCCGTCAACGTGTATCCAGCTGGCAGGCCTGCGAGGCTCATGGCCTTGTTGTTGGCATTGAGCGCCGAAATAATTACGGCCGCCCCGCCGAGGATAGTGCCGTCGGGATCGGTCGCGGGGGCCTTCTTACGGGGATCGTAGAGATAGAACGGGTTGATGGCGCCCCCGAGGCTTTCGATGAGCGCCAGCACCTCGCCGGCAACGTCGTGGTAGAGGGGAATGCAGGCCACCTCGAACTCTCTCAAGGCGGGCGCGACATCGGCAGCCAGGATGCCACCGGAGCCCTGCCCCGATAGCTCCTGCTGATGCCCGGGCCGAGCCTTGAGGCTTTCGATGTGGAGCTTATCGGCGAAGACATCGAGGGCGAGCGGATAGACGATCGTCATCCGAAGTACCTCGTGCCGCGCGCACGCGGGCTCTTCTGGACCGCCTGCACCGCATCGGGGAACCGAGCGTTGAGCATGTCGACAAGCTCACCCCGGATAGCCTTTGCGATTGCCTGCGCATCGTCCTTGCTCGCGCCAGGAGCGCTCACGACGATATCGCCTATTGAGACGCTGGGCCGGTTGTCATTGGCCTGGTTCTGGTTGGCGACCTGCACACCCAACGCGCCCGATGCGGTGCGCTTGAGAGGCATGATGGCCTCCGGACCTGCCTCACCCATGAGACCGGCGCCCCGAGCGAACGGGAACACCGTCGGGCGGGTCACGATCGTGCTGGAATAGGCGCTGAGGCCTGGCGCGTTGCTGAACGCGTTTCCCTTCGCCGAGGCGAGGAACGACAGCACGCCCCCGAAGCTCGCCCCACCACCTATGCCGTTGCCCAGAGAGCCGAACCCACCACCGCCGAAGCTTCCGGTGAAGGCGCGGAAGATCATATCGAAGATGCCATCGGCAGCCATCGACAAGGCTTTGTCGGCGATCGAGTTGAGCGCATTGGCGCCGGCCTGCGCGAAGGCATCCCACAGCGAAGTGCCGTTCATCAGCTCGCGCTTGAAGTCGCTGAAAAAGCTTCCCAGCGTCGACTTGCCGAAATTGTAGGCCTCGGTGAGCTGGCGCGTGCGATCCTGCGCCACGGCCATCTGATCGGCCAGCCCCAGCAGTTCGTCGCGCATTCTGGGCGTCAGCGCGATATTGTCGTTCGCCGCCTTGTTCAACAGCTCCTGGCTGAACCTGAGCTTGTCCGCTTCGAGCGCGGTCATGCCAAGCGCCTGTGCCTGGCGCTCCTGGTCGGCAATGAACTGTGTCGCGCTGCGCGTCAGGGATTCGTAGGCCTTGCGCTGGCGCTCGGCCTCTTTCTCGGCGGCTTTGGCTGCCTTCTGCAGGGCCTTGTCGGCGGCAATGGCGTTGGCCTCGGCCTTGCTGGCCACGGCGCCGAAGAACTCGCCGGCATAGTCACGGGTGAGGTAGTCAGCCGCACGCCTCTGTCGATCGGTCTCGCGCTGTGCGTTGCGTTTCCCCGCATCCTCGCCGAACTTAAACTCCTCGATCGCGAATGGCTTCGACGGGTCGAAGACGCTAGGCACCTGCTTTCCAGTTATCGACAGCAGCGCATTGAGCCCGTCGATTATCCCCTGGATGCTCACGAGGGCCTGATTGACCATCCACTCGATGCCCTTGAGAAACGCGTTCGCGGCAGCCTCACCCGCCTGCATGAAGGCGTCAGGGATCGATTGGACGGCGGTGCCGATGGCATCGACCATGATCAGGAACTGAGCCGTGTTCCAGTTGATGAAGGCCTTCGTTCCGGCAACGACGCGGAGCCAGACGGCATCCCAGAGCCCGCCAAAGAAGTCGAGTGCAGGCTTCGCCACGGTCATGGCGCCCTCGCCGATCACCTGGAAGGTCGCCTTGATCGTGTCCATGAGGCCGACCGAGTGCTTCGCCGTCTTGTTGATCTCATAGGTGAGCCCAGCAAAGGCGGCAGAAATCGCACCGACCACCAGCACGACCGGCCACGCGGCACGCACCAGGCCTAGCGCCATAGAGGCGCTTTCCTTGAGCGCGCGGCCAACACCACCCTCTTCCATCGAGTAGATTTGCGCGATCTGCGGACCTTGCTGGAGGAGCGTCATCATTGGCGCCTGGCCGAGCGCGAGCATCTGGCTCACGTCCATAAGCTGGAAGGCGAGATTTCGACGCTGCCAACTGGCGTTGTCATTGGATGCCGCCAGCCGCTTCATGGAAAGCGCCGCACCATCGGCGGCAGCGGCTTGCGCGCCTAGAGCACCAGCGATTTGTCGGGTGTCGGCTACTGAGGCCGCGAGGGCCGCTGCGTGCCGCTGCTCCAGCGCCGTGAGGGTAGCAAGAGCCTGCTCCTGCGAGGCGTAGCCAAGAGTGACCGCATTGCTCGCTGCCACGGCTGCCTGTGCGGCCTCGCGCTCAAGCTTGATGCGAAGCGCCGTGGTCCGATCCACCGTCGAGGACCAACGCTCGTAGGCGCGTTGCTCTGCCGTCTTGCGCGCGATGCTCTGAGTGGTGACGGCGTTGCCCTTGGCGATCTGCTCGGCGGCGCGCGCCATCCGACGCTCGAAGTCTGCAACTGCGCCGGTGGTGTAGTCCGTCGCCCGGCCTGCCTCCTCCATGCCCTTTTCGAATGCATCGAGCACCCGAAGAGAGCCATCAGCCATGATAGTCAGCTTCGTCACGACTTCGGACATGCCTTGCTCCTAAGAAAAGGCTGAAATACGGTCACCCCAAAATTGGGAGGCAGGAACTTGAAACCGGCAATATTCGCGATGATAGCGGCTATGGCCGCAGTCCCAGCTAACGCTCAGGATATGCCTTGCTCCGCGGAGCAACGCGCCCCGCTCACCGTCACGTCATGGTCTGCCACGATGAGCAAAGCCGCGACGGAGGTTCGCTTTGTCGTTCGAAACGACTCGGGTCACCCAATCAAGATGAACGACGCATCGCTTTCTTTTGCCGACGCTCTCGGCAAGCGAGTTGGCTTCGGTTTTGTGGACGTTCCGCCCGATGTTTCGCTGGCCGCAGATGAAGAGGCCGAGCTGACGGTGAACGTCTTGGGCTGGCAGCGACTCGCAAGCGCTGACCCCGCCGACTTCACCCCCACCATTTGCACGAAGGCCCTGCTCACCGCTGACGGGACTAAGCTGGCGTACTAGCGTTAGCCGCCAGCCAGACCTCATCCAGCCGCTCGATAGCCTCGACCTCCCAAGGCGACAGGCGCGAGCCTGTTAGCCTCACGAATGCGTCGATGTCGCCGAGAGATATGGGGTTTAGGCCCATTCCGGTAGAACAGCGGCGGCGCATGCGCCCGTAGGCTTGCCAGAGATAGGTCAGGGCCAGGGGGAACGGAGGAACGGCAAGCTCAGCCTCCAATTCCTCCCGCCGCTTGTCGGTCCGCGCCCTAGAGAGCAGCCCCTCAAGGTGAGCCCTCAGGGTGATGCCGTTTTCGTCGGGCGCGGTTAGCTCGAATTCGCGCTCTGCGTGCTCGATCAGTTGGTCGCAGAGCGCCTGGTAAAAGAATTCTCGTCGGCGAGGAATTCAAGGGCCTGGGTCAGAAGGCCGACGCGCTTCGGATCGGCCAGGAGCAGGGTCGCGTTCTCAGGCGTGAACGCGAAATCCTTGCCGTCGATCTTGACCGGTGACCAGCCAACCAGGCGCTCGACGACATTAGCCACGTTCTCGCGGCGCAGCTCGTCCGGGGTTTCCTCCGGCGCCGTCCACTTCTTGCCATTGGCGCGCGCCTGCTGAAGCGAGCGCTGCCGTTTCAGTTCCTCGCGCGCAAGGCGATCGGACTGAGCGACCGACTTCGGGTGCCCCGGGCCGGCAAAGGTCCAGTCCCAATCGGTGGCCCTGCCGTTCACCATCACGGTCATGGTGGCCGTGTCGGCCGAGGCAAAGTCGTCGAGGCTGAACGAAGCGGTATTTTCGGTCATGTGCGGTTTCCTTTGGCCGGCTTACGCGGCGCTCGTCTGGTACTTAATGATGGTGCGGTCATAGGCCCCACCGCGCTCGTCAACGCCCGTCAGCAGGGTGAATGACTGCGTGCGGGCATTGTCCTGTCCCAGCTCGCCCTTGGTCGCCGTTGCCAGGGTGAAGTTGCCGAGGAAGAACGAACAGAAGTCTGCCGGCGCGCCGCCCTGCTCCTCGAAGAGCAATTGCAGGCTCAAGACATCCTCATTGAGGAACTGCTCGCTGCGGGCCACGTCCTGCTTGAGGGCGGTAATGGTGCCCTCGACCGTCGCCAGGTTGGTGAAGACATCGGGCGTGAGAACTGATCCGACCACCGGCACGCCGGAAGCGCTGAGGTTGAGCGTGAGGTCGATCGAGCTGATATCGAGCACTTCATTGGCGCCCAAAAGGATCTTCGCTTCAACCGCCGTCAGCCCCACCGAGACGGTCTCGGCCGGGTCGACGAAGTACGGAGCCGAAGCGCCGGTCATCACCTCCATGTCCTGGCCGACGAGACCGAAGGTCAGGATGCACATGCCATTCGGCTGCATCTGAACCTGCACCGACCCGACGCGCACGCCCTTGAAGACCTCGGACCCGTCGATATCGGCTTCATGCTCCTCGAACGTGAACGAGCGAGGCACCAACCCCTGAATGAGCTTCTTGGGCCGGGTAAGCGACACGTCGGTATCGGCCACGGCGTTGACCGTCAGTGTGTCCGCAACAGTGACGGTGGTCGCCGAAAGGTCGGCGATGCGCAAGTTGCGGCCATTGTTGCCGGCGCTGGCATGGTCGGCTAGGCGGATCACATCGCCAACGCGCAGGCCGAGAGCCAGCCAATCCCCGGAGTCCGCCACGATGGTATTGGCCGTGGTGGTCAGGCTGGTGAAGTCGGCTTCGGTCAGGGTCAGTGCCGGCGAGAACGTGCCCCGGAACACAGCTTCGAGGAGATCATCGAAGGTGCCGACGCTGAGGTCGCCGGCATACTGGCCGGTGACGGTACGCGAGCCATGGCGGCCGCGCGTGGTCATGCCATCGCGACGGATTTCGTTGGAGCGGATCGGCTCCTTGCCCAGCGTGAGGTTGCCGCTATTGGGGCGGAAGGCCTTGGCACCGGCCGAACCCGGCAACTGCCCGAACGTGACTTCGGGCTTGTAGGACACCGCGATATTGCGGCCGGACTGATAAGCCACAGCAGGCTCCTTTCCATGGAAAAGCCCGCTCGATGGCGGGCGGCGTGTGGTCGGATGGGTGGCGCCCGGCTCAGCCGCGGTGCCAGTACTCGAATGGGCAGCTCATGGTGACGCGGAACCAGTTGCCGGTATTTGCCCAGGCGATATCGGCGTCGGTCGTGGCGGGGCCGCCTTCGTCAACGCGCGGTGCCCAGGTCCGCACGTAGCAGCCATCGCCGTTGTCATAGAACACCTTGCCCCGGAAGATTTCGCCGATGGTGTTGGCGTAGGCCGCGGCCTGGGCATCGCCGGTCCCTGACGGCACGAAGACATGCACCAGGATGAAGCCCAACGTCTGCCAGACTTGTGAGCCGGGCTTGCCGGCGCCGCGCATCTGGCTGCGCGTCGAGGCGATTTCGAGGTGAGCCCACGGCACCAGCCTGGGAAGGTCCGGAGCATCCGGGTCGGCTTCGGTCGGCGGCCACGGATCGGCCGGCGTCTCGTTTTCGAAGGTCAGGCGCGTAACCGTCCAGTTGTCGACGAGCCGCTGGCGGATGGCGGCCTTCGCGCCGGCATAATCACCCATTTCAGCGGCTCCGAATTTTGAGGCAGGGATAGCGAAGCTCCGCACGATTGCCGCCTTCGGCGCGGCCGATGCGAGCGCCGCTCATCACACCTTGATAGGTGAAGAAGACACGGGCGGCGTTGCCGTAGCGCTGCGCCACGATCACCTCGGCCTGCTCGTAGACATGATCGGTGCCGGGCACGCGCATGCGCATCTTGCCGACCTCGATCTTGCGCGCGTAAGGCAGGTAGTTGCAGATGACCACCTCGCTCTCGCCGTCCCAAGCCTCAAGGTTCGGCACCGCAACGCCGTCGACAAAGAGCTGGTGGCCGTTGCGGTAGTCGCCGCTCAGTACCGGAGAGAGGTCGAACAGGGTTTCGAGCGCGAACCGCACTACCTCTTCCAGGCGCGGATAGACGTACTCGATGCGGCCGTCGGCACGCACGGTCTCTTCGCTCGCGCCGCGCACGCCATCAACCGTTCGAATGAACCGCGAGGGCCTGGGCTCGGCCTGCATGACGCGGGCATGCTCGCGGCGCGCCGTCGCGATGATCTCCTCACGGGTCTCCTCGGCCGTTTCCTTGGCCGCGACTCGGAAAAGTTGGGCGAAACCGGCCATCAGGCAAACCTCACCCGCATGTTCACACGCACCAGCACGCCGCCGATATGGATGGGCTCGACATCGTCTTGAACGACCCCGCCCCGACCAGCTGCAGAAAATGCATCGCCCGACTTAGGAAGGCCGAAGCCCTCAAGGGAAGTGGGAGAGAGCGTCACCCCCCGGTCGGCCTGCTGTATCAGCCCGACAAGCTCTTCCGGCCGATACCCGCGAACGAAAGCACGCGCGGCGTGTTGCGGGCCAGAATTCCCATGCTTGAGTGCAACCGGCTGTCCGTGACGAGCGATCTGATCGTCGAGCATGGCTATCGCTTCCGAGGGTGTCATTGGTAGACCCTCAATCCCGCCAGCAGCCCCTCAGTCGCCTTCTTGATGATGCCTGCCGCCTGATCAGAGACCGTATAGGTACGCGTACCTATGCCTGCGACCTCTTCGGACCGAAGGAAGAGGTTCTCTGCACCCAGAGAGAGCATATGCAAGACGGCCAGGGTAATCGCTTGCTTCACCTGTGCGGGCACCTCACCCGTTCCGTCCTCTTCGGCCGCAATCCCATCGTAACCGGCCTCATAGCGGATTTTTTTTACGGGTCGCTGATGCCAGGTCGCCCCTCTTGCCGCGACCAGGTCAACCTTGTCGTCCAGGCGATAAGCTGATGGTTCCACGATTTCGGCGGCGCCGTCGCAATCCTCCACCACGACACTCACGATACTGATGATCGGTCGGCACGGAAGAAAGATGCGCCGGCAGCCCCCAAGCCAGCCTGTCATCTCAAGTGTCTGCGGCCCGAATGCGCGCCCAACCCAGCCATCCGGCCCGTCAATCTCTCCCGTCGCGGCGGCGATCAGGGCTGCAATTCGCGGGTCATTCCCGGCGTGCGTTCCAGGAATATCCCCTGGCGTGAGGATGGGTAGGGGCGGAATGACTACCCGCAATGTCTCGGCCATATTCCGCCCCTCGCCTTAGGTGTTGGCGCCCGAAGTCGGGTTGCGGCTAGCCGCACGCGCCTTGGCTTCCGCATCAGCTTTTGCCTTGGCATCTGCCTCGGCCTTCGCCTTGGCCTCCGCCTCAGCCTTCTCCTTGGCTTCTGCCTCGGCCTTCTCCTTGGCTTCCGCCTCGGCCTTCTCCTTGGCTTCCGCCTCGGCCTTCTCCTTGGCATCTGCCTCGGCCTTCGCCTTGGCCTCCGCCTCAGCCTTCTCCTTGGCTTCGGCGGCGGCGGCAAAACTCATGGCGGCGGCGATGGCAGCTTGGGGCAGGCACCCTGCCTTAACCAGCCTTCGCGCCTGGTCCTCGGTTGGGGCGGGCTCAAATTCCTCGCCGGGGGCGAAGCGATGGCCCGAACGAATGTCGATACACGCGGCAAGAACTGTGAATGCCTTGGCAGACATGATGACAATCTCCTGTTCAGTGCTCTGAGTGTCAGGCGGCCGGCCAATAGCGAGGCGACCCCATGACCGCCACGGCTGCGACGAAGGCGTTACCGGCGTTTCCGCTCGGCGTGATCGTCAGGCGGAGGTAACGCTTGGGGCCGACATACCCGATCTTGCGCGTCTCATTGTCGTCATCGGCGCCAAACGCGGCATCAGCTTCGGTGCCGGTGAGTTGACTGTCAGGGACAGCCGCCGCGTCGGAAAGATTGGCCGTATCGCCATGTTCGATCAGCACGGCGAATGTCGCATCGGCATCCGCCAGGGCGCCGATCGCGATGGCAAACATGGCCTGCCCGTAACCATAGAGATCGACGATCTGAGAGACGATCGGGGTATTGTCGGCGACAGCGGCAGCCGGGCTGATTGCACGCTTGACCGACAGGTGGTTTGCGAGGTCGCGCATGGCGAACTCCTTTCACAAGAGTTGGGGAGGGAGCGGCGCCCAAGCGCCGCCCAGGGTCAGGCGGGAATGTCGAGGCCGATGAAGGGCGAAACTTCGTAGCCGTTCTCTTCTGCAAACGGCGCCTTCAGCCACGGCGCGCCATCAACGTTCCAGAAGATCTTGATGACGGTCTTGTTCTGTAGGAACTTCACGTGCTCCGAGGCCGCCACGAATGGGCCGGAACCGTCCTTGATCAGGTAGTAGCTGAGGTCAGCGAGGAGCACGTCGCCCTTGCTACCCAACCCAGGCTGCCGGTTGTTCCAGCGTACCGGGTATCCGTGAAGCGTGCCCGCGAAGCCGTCACGCGCATCAGGCTTCCAGATGAACCTGCCGCTCTCGTCCTTGAGCTCGGCAATCTGAGGCAGTGCCGACTGCGGCATCGACCAAACCGGGCTGCCGCCGCGCATCAGCAGCCGTGCCACCATTTCCACCGTGTCGGCATAGGTGATCTTGTTGGCCAGGGCGCGGTTGATGTACTTCGTTGCAGGCGCATTGAGCACGCCCAGGGGTTTGGCAACGCCATTGCCGCGCAGGAACGCATAGTCCTCCGCCGCCGTCACGCCCCCACGCATCAACCGCTCGATAAAGGCGCCCGAGGCCTGCCAGTTACGCAGCAGCTTGTCCGTGACCGGAACGTGACCGGCAATTTCGTGCGGCGTAAGGCCGACACCTGCGAGTTCCGCATCAGTTTCGGGCTTATCACCGCCCTCTTCGATCCAATCGAAAGTCATGCCGCCGAACACATGTCCGTCGGCATTTCCTTCCTGGTTGAGGGCCGGGATGGTGATGCCGGCATCCGGCGGACTACCGGCGGGGATAACGGTCGCGCGAGAACGCACCAGGCTTTCCTGCGGCGAAACGCTCATGATGCTGGACTGGAACTGCTGCGGCACCATGAAGCCGCCCTGAGTGTCGTTGTCCATGCGCATCTCGGCGGACAACTCGCCGTCGATGCCGATTGCGCCGACATTCTCGTTGAAGAGCGTGCTCAGGCGCTGATCGTTCTGGTTGAAGCGAACCGAGTACAGGAACTGGCCGAGGCTTTCGAATTCGCGGTTCGCTTCCGGACCGCCAGCACGGGGAATATTGGCTTGACGCGACCGCGCCGGCACGGTCGCACTAAGAGCTTCGTCGGTCGCATCGAGATCTTCGGCGCGCGAGATACGCGCATCGAGAGCATCCCGCTGAGCCTTGAGGGCATCAAACTCGGTAGTCTCCTCGGCAGTGAGGTCGCGATTCGCGCCTTCCGCCCCCGATACGATGGCCTTCATCTTGTTGTGCACGTCCAGCCGCTCAGCACGCAGGGCCGCCAGCGAGATATTCGCCAGCATTGCATGCGGGTTGGCGGGGTCGAACAGGCTGGCAACGACATGGCCGGCATCAGGAAAGTGGAAGTTGACTAGCGCCGCAATCGCCGCGACGGCGAGGCAGAGGAACAGGCCGCCAAACAACATGGCGGGACGTTTGGACAGCATTGCTGATCTCCATGGAAAGTGCCGGTCAAAACGAAGCGCCGCTCACGCCGGCGCGTGAACGGGCCATGTCGCCAAGAGGGGCGAGATTTTAGAGGTCGAGAAGAGCGCGGCGCGTCGAACGCCCACGAGCTGAAGGCGCACTATTCACGGCGCCGCCATAGAGGGTCACTCCAAAGCGCTGGAGGGTCTCCTCGAGAGTCCCAACTCGATCGGCCATCCCTTGCTTGACCGCATCGGCGGCGTCGACCATTCCGCCGCGACCAAAGCCATTGCGCACGGCTTCGACGCTCGCGCCGCGATTACGGGCAACATCCGAAACAAACATGTCATAGGCAGCATCAACGCTGGCCTGTATCCGCCCACGAGCGTCTTCGCTGAGCGGCCCGTAGGGGTTGCCTTCTGCTTTTAGGGTTCCGGCCTTGATAATGCTCTTCTTTACCCCGGCCTGCTCAAGGGCGCCCGAGACGTCGGTGTGAACCGCCAGAACACCTATCGAGCCAACCGAGCCAGTGGGAGTGACCACGATCTCGTCAGCGGCCGAGCAAATCCAGTAACCGGCGCTCGCGCACGTCGCGTTGACATGCGCAATGATTGGTTTGGTCCCTCTTGCCTTGAACACCATTTCCGACAGCTCCGCCGATCCGCTTACGGCGCCGCCGGGGGTATTCGCGTCAATAATGATGGCTTTGGCGGTCGAGCTGCGAAGTGCCATCTGGAAGCTCCTCGCGAAAGCCTCGCTGCTGGTGCCCCCCGAGATGTCATCGAACATGCTCATGCGGTTGGCGATGACGCCATGCAGGGGCAGCACAACTACGTCACCGTCTGCCTGCGCAACCTGCCGCTCGGTACGTTGGCCGATGCGGGCCTCAATCTCCGATGACGAAAACTTGGTGCCTTCCGCCTGAGCGTCGAGAAAATCGAGGATTGCCTGAAGCTTATCCTCGCGCATTGCCCAGAGCTCTTCGTGCACGGCCATCAGGACGTGAGCGTACTTCATTCCTCTTGCTCCTCGGGTTCGTCTGGCTCGGACTTTTCGGGCTCCGCCGTGGGTGCGCTGGCAGCGCCTTGTGGCGGATAGCTCGGGTCGGTAGCGCGCTCGATCGTGACCATGTTGGCGGGCACGAAATGATAGTCGCCGGCTTCGCCGATGCCGTCTTCGTCCTCGTAGGCAAGGATCATGTTCGGCGAGAAACCGCCCACGCCGAACATGTCCTTGTAGAACTGCGATCTGGCTTTCATGTCGCCGCGCAGGATGGCCTTCATGTTGAAGCTGACGTAGTAGCCCTTGTCGCGCTCCTCCTCGGTGAAGAGCTTCCAGTTGAGCTCCTGCTCCCAGGCATCGACCCAAGGGTCAATGGTTTGGCGGACGAAGGCGATCATCAGTTGCTCGATACCGGCGCCGAAAGACGTCGTCTTCTCCTGGCTTTGCAGCAGGATCAGAGGCACGTCATAGATGCGGGCAAGCTCCGCGATCTGGAACTCGCGGCTACCAAGGAATTGAGCGTCTTCAGGAGGGATCGTCGTTTGGACGAACTTCATGCCCTCCTCGAGCAGTTTCACCCGGTGCGCATTGTCGAGCCCCGATTGGCTTTCAAGCCCCGCTTTGGGATTCTCCGGCGCAGGGCGCGTCTCGCCGTCCTGACCGCGAATATTTCGCCTGGCATTACTCGAGAGCCGCCCGGGGTGAACCAGGAAGCCCCCGCTCTTGGCATCATTGGCGAAGAACTTGGCGCCGAACTCCTCCATCGCAAGCCCCATGCCAATCGCCTGGCGCGCCATGGCAATCGGCGAGATGCCGACATAGCCCTCCTGGCTCTGGTCCATGATGTGGATGACATCATCATGCGGAAGCCGGTAATTGCGGCCGTCGATCGTCGTGCGGAAGAAGAATTCGCCGTTCTCCTTTACCGGGCGCGTGACGTTCGGCAGCAGCGGGTAGAGACCAACAGACTGGCCACGCCCGTTTCGCTCGATTTCCAGATACCCATTTCCCCAAAGCAAAGCGTGGCCCTGCACCGTTTTGCGCAGGGTGCGGGAGCTCATCTGTGCATTTGGGCGCTGGCTGAGCCGACTAGCGAATGGGTGCTCGGCGCCGGTTACGGGGCGACGGCTGCCATCATCGAGGCGCCGATACATCTTGAGCGGGAACCGCGAGATTGGATTCCCGATGCGGTTTACACATGCATAGACGACGGGAAGGTGACGAGCCGTCCACTCCGAGACATAAGTACCCGCTTTTGTCTTCGGCGCGATCTCGCGCATCAGCCAACCACTTGGGCTGCTGAGTGAGCCACCCGAATGATAATCGACCGCGCTCAGTTCCGGTTCGACGCGCTCAGCCTCAGGATCCTGACGGCCTCGCACGGCCGACAATATATCGCCGAAAAGGCTCATAGCTCTTCCAGTTCGATTTCAAGAAGACCACGGTCCTCGTAGACCGAAAGGCCCTGTGCTTCAGGGTTCGTGCTCATGACGTAGGCCGCGTCGAACATCGCCATTGCAGGATCGATCTTGGCATCGCCTGCATTCTGTTTGGTGGCCCGAATTGCCGTGGCGGTCGGCTCAATTTTGAGATTGCTCACGCACCAGTTCATCAAGCCACTGCCATGATGCTTCATGGTGCCGTTGGCGAGTTTGCGTTCGCTGGTCTTGATCGCGTTCATCAGGGCATAGCCTTGCGGAACACCAAGAAGCTTGCCGTTGTCGACGGTGATATCTGCTTCCGCCAGTGCGTCGACCATCTCCCCCAGGCCGGCAGGGTCGACCGCGACCTGGCAGAGCACCCCCTGCTCATCAATCTCGACGATGAGGTCAACGATCTGCTGTATGTCCTGGGGCAGCTCGCCGTCTTCGAGCACATGGTCGCTCTTGATGATCGTGAGCTCGCCAACCGCTTCAAAGCCTCGCAAAGTGTCAGCGATGGCTGGGCGGCGCTCCAAGGCAATCTCATGGCACCACCCATGAGACCAGGCGAGCCAACGCCGCGTTCCCTTCACGCGACCGATGGCAGACACGCCGTAGAGGTCGTCCAAACCGCCACCGTCGAGACCTACAACGACGACCTCGACCCGCTTGAGCATCCACCGCAACGCGGCGATGCCTTTTAGCTTGGACCATTCTGCATCCCGCGCCTGCTCCCAGAACTCTACGCCGGGCCACTGATCGGTGCGCATGCCAATGCCGATCTCAACATTGAAATGCTGGGAGGCAAGTAGCGTCAGTGCGCCCGGTCCCTCACGCTCCGCACTGATCAACTGATCGGCGAGAAAGCTTTCTCGAACCGAGCGCCCGAAATTCGGGTTAATCAAAGGCCAGGTCTTTCGATCCTTCCAACCACCATCAACAACGAGTTTCCGGGGCAACTCGTATAGAACGGGCAGAAGTGGCAGCTTCAGTTTGCCGTCGCGCACGTCACGTGCACGATGAAGCTCACTCTTAAAAACCCCAGTTGGCGGCCGCTTGCTCTGCGTAGTTGTCTGCAGGAGGAAGCCATCTGGTCGCTTGCCGAGAGCACCTCTGATCTCGAGGAAGATGTCGGACGCATTGGCTTTCTCGGCGAAGACGTGTGTTTCGTCGATCATCGTTCCGACCTGCTTACCGCCAGTGATCACGTCAGTGTCGGCCGCCTTTATTTGCAACGTGGCGCCAGTGTTGAGGTGCGTGATCGTCTTGAGGTGGTTCTGCGGCCGAAAGATCGCCGACAACCTTTGGTCGAGTGCGATGGTCCCCTTTGCCTGCTTGAAGGCGTACTCGGCGATCTTCATCGTCGGAGCAATGAGGTGGAATTCCGCCTCCGGCCGCTCGTTCATGATCAGCGCGACCACCATGATCGCGCCGCCATAACTGGTCTTCGAGTTACCCTTCGGCACCAGGAGGAAGAACTCCTGGATCATTCTCTGTTTGGTTTCGGGGTCAAATGCCCCGAACATCGCGGCGACGAGTGGGAACACCCACTCCCCGCACGCCTCGGCCATCGTCGGCGTTCCCGGCAGATCGGGAATACGCAAGCGCTTGAAAATGCGCAGCGCCTTTGCTGCCTGCTCATGGAAAAGCGGCAGTGCCGGTACGAGCGAGGTGCCCGTAAGGATACGATCCTCCCAGTCGAGACACGATGTGTCCCAGCCGGAGAATCCAGCGTCATCGAGCAGCATCAGTTGGGCCGCCCGCCTGGCATCAGGTCGTCACCCCAATCTCCGCCGTCGAGCGCCGCCTGTTCGGCATCACTCACGGCCTGCTGTTTCTTGCCGACCTTGGGCGGGACGGCCGTGCGGCGGGTTCGCTCACTACCGAACGCAGCCGCCAGTTCCTTACGATCATGCTCCTGGAGCATCTTGTTGAGCTCACGGCTCGCGCTCACATCACCGTCGAGCATCTTGCCGTAGAGCACCGCATACCGCGTTGCATCTAGCTGGAGGCGCGCGATTTTGCGCTGATCGAGCTCCTGCAAATAATGCTTGCGCAGCGTGGGCTGGGAAATGCCGATAGCCTTTGCTATCTCGGCATTCGTCTTCCCAAACACCAGCAACATCATGATTTTGTTGCGATTTTCTACGGTCGGCACATGCTCCGGCCGCCCGGCATCGCGTGGCTCAGGTATTGGCCACCCGAGGAGGTCCAGATTTTCAGCCATCGCGAAAAAAATCTCCAAATGCGACCCCATGTGGTTGGCGGCCCCATGCCTTCTAGACTTTCGCACCCCCCTCCCCATGGGCGCTGTCCCCGAGGCGGCGCGCTCGCATCGCTGCCGTCTTGCGGACATGCGATGATGCGCACCGACCCATGATGTTGGCTGGATCAAAGGGCGCGCCGCCATCGCGAAGCTCAACGATGTGATCGAAGTAGATGCGCTGCCCAAGTCGGTGCGGCGCCTGGCAATCCGCGTCTTCGCAGCAATGCCCTTGCCTGGCGATGAGGAGCGGCCAGCGCGTGGCCTTTAGCAGTTCACAGAGGTCGCGCCATTCGGTCGAGAGGTAGAAGGGGTCAGCCCTCTTGGGCGCAGGCTTCACGCGGCGGAGGTCTGCCGTCGGCACTCTTGGGTGCAAGGTCGGCAGTGGCGCACGCATGACCTCACCTCAAGATGCAAATTTGCACGTTGGGCATCGGGCGCAGCTATGGCCAGAAACACGAAACGCGCCACGGTTGCCCGGAGCGCGTTCATCGATTCCCAATTATCTGTCCCGATATGTGTCAAATATTTTCTCCAACCGCAAGCCCCTCTTCGTCCGGGTAGTGAATGGTACGTTCGCCCTGGTCCCAAGGGCACTCGGGAGCAAGGGGGCCTGTGGCCACGAACTGGCGCAGCATCGGGTTCACCTGCTGGCGCAGGTCGCAAAGGGCAGCGTGCCAGGCCAACCACTCAAGCATGAGGCGGTCGAGGTCGGCAGGCTCGTGACCGACCCACTCCCATTCGAACCCGATAACCAGCCCTCGCGACCGACGTGCATCCTCATACCGCCGGATCGCTCGCCCCGTGCCGTTGTTGCGCCGCATGAGCTGCCAGCGTCCCGACCCGTCCTTGCCCCAGTCAGGGCGGAGGCCTAGGCGCCCATAGTGCACGACGAGAGCCGCTGCCGCCGAGGTCGACTTGAGCCTGGACATGGCCGCGATGGCGTCGGCGATCACATGCGCATCGTCGTGGGTCCATTTCCCGTCGTTGGAATAGAGGCTGGTGTCGACCCTGACACCCAGCCCGCCGCCGCTGCCGCCACTGTCACCGAGGAGCTCACGCCCCAGCCCCTGTTTTTCCAATGCCCAGTTCACAAGCCACTCAATGTCCCGCTGTTCGCGCATCGCCGCTGGTCTGACTTCATTCATTTCCGGCTCTCTTTCTTCATCCGGTGATAGTTAGTAGAGGGTTTGATGTGGGTAAGGTGCGGGTTAAAGCCCGGAAACACTGAGGTGTGGCGGGTAGTGAGGGTATGTCGCGCCCGCCGCCACTGAGCCGATCATCACGCCGTTTTCGCCGTCGCCATGAAATTGCAATTCGTGGGCAATCGTTGGCCCCTCCCCCACATGCGAAGCATGCCCGCGAGAAACCCGCACCACTCGCACCGAAAGCCCGGAAACGCAGCAATTTCGACCGATTGAAGTGTCACCGAACCCGCCACCAACCCTCACCATCCGGTGCGGGTTTTGTCTCGATCTCGCCTTGGCGTGTGGGGGGCCGGGGGTTAATCGCGCTCATATGGGTCGCTCGCCAGTTGTGCAGGAGGAAGGTTGTGGAGGCTGATGTTGTCGTAGTTCTTGACGCCCTCGATGCTTCGCTTGCGCTTTTCCATTGGCATGCCGTCGACGGGGACGCGTTTGACCTTGAGACCGAAGCTTGTTTCGGATGGCACCGGGTCGATGCCGTTGGCCGCGCACCAGCGCTGAAAGGCGCGGTAGAGCTCGCGGGCAGTCACCCGGTTCCCCGGCGTATGCTGTACGCAATCCTCAATGAACGCCCCGACCGCGTCACGATCGCGCCGCACGCTCTCGGTGAAGGCGCGCATCTCATCGGTGATGAATGGCTTGAGGCCCAGGGCCAGGTACTTTTCGATGCCCTCGATGATCCAGTTGAGGATGCCATCGCGCTCCTCGTCATACATGGCCATGACCTGGTCAAAGGGAAGCCGTTCGCCATCGGTGATCTTGCGCTCCCAACGCACGATCAGCGTGCGCCGCCAGATGCCGTGATCGCCGCCGCGAATGTATGGCTCGCCATTCGAGGTCATCCAGCCCGTGAAGGTCGGGCGCATATCGAAGAAGCCCTTGTTGAGGTGACGCACGGGCATGTCCGAGCCCGACGTCACTACCTTGATCAGGTCCTCCTTGAGAGGCTCGGTCTTGGGCACCTCCTCGATCGTGAGGAGGCGGACGCCCGGAAGTCGCGCCCAATCCGGGCTCGCCTTGTCCCCGCTCGACTGGCTTGAGCCAGCGACCGAGGCATAGTTCATCGGCTTGGTATAGGTGCCGAGCGCACGGCCGGCCGAATGCAGGAAAGCCGACTTCCAGTTGCTGCCGTCGCCATAGAGAAAGGCGTAGACCTGCTCGCCGGTGCTGCCGGTAGCCGAGTAGCCCATGAACACCTGCAGGAAGTCTCGGTCCTGCTTGTCTGGCATGAACCGCTCGAAGTCCTTGAGCCAGCGCGTGGCCTTGGCCTTCGGGTCGTAAGTGGCCGCGGTGCACTTGGTAATGAGGTCAGCAGGGTTATGAGGGTCGAGGCGCTTGGAGACGATATAGCGGTGCGCGTCAGGATCGGGGCATTCCGGATCGAGCTTGCGTGTGAATCGGAGGGTGCCGGCCGGGGTGTTGAGGGCAAGGTCCTCGGCATCCATCATGCGCGGCTGCACGGAGCAATGCGGCTCGGCCTGGTCAATCATCGCCTTGGTGCGACCACGGTCACCGGTACGGACGGCGAAGTCGAAACGACCGTTCCGGCGCCTGGACACCGCCTTGGCCGCATCGTCTCCCGCCTTGATGGCCTCCTTGGTCTCGGCGTCGCGGCTTTTCGGGTCCGGATATGTCTCGCGCATCTGGTCGGCTAGGAGAATGGCGACCGCCTCCTCCTCGCTCGGCCCCAGCAATGCCGCCTCGCGCTTTATCTTGCCCACGACCTGCTGAGCGAACCGCTCGACAGCATGCTGGCCGGTCTCGATATCCCAGTGGGTGCCCACCCAATTGTACCAGCCGGCCTCATGCACATTGAGAGCCTTCCCGCCGAACCACTTGAGCAGGCGCTTGCCGTTGTCGGTGTCGTTTTCATCGAAGGAGGCGCATTGCTCGAGGATCGCCCATTCCTCGGGCGTCAGGTGCTCGACATGGTTGCCGGCGGCCGTCTGCCAGGGATCATCGACAGCATCCTCCGGGGGTGGCGGGGGCGCGCCAGCGCTCTGCTCTTTGCGTTTGGCGGAACGCGCGCGCCGTGCCGCCTTGGCCTTGTCGTCGCCAGGCACCGCCGACGGATCGAAAGGCTCGTCTTCCACTGGCGTTGCGGCCGCCATCGCCTGCCGCACGCCCTGGCTACCCTTACCCATGCGCTTAATTATCCCCGTGAATTTCAGCCATATCCGACATGGCGATAGAGTTGAGATCGGTTCCCGCGCCGCTGGGCGGGACCATGAAGGTGAGCAGCGGCGGCAGGTCCGGATTGGAGGCCCGAGCCTCGGCGCGCAGGCGCTTGGCACGGCGCATGCCCCGCGTAATCTTCTCGACCGTGTGCTTTTCCGGCTCGTCGCCATCGACGATGCAGATGAACTCCTCCACCCAATCGGGCGGAATGAAGCATTCGAGGTCATCCATATCGGGCTGGTCATGCTGCATGCCGCCTGATGCCCGTCGCGCGGCCTTGCCGGCCATATTGCCCAGGTCGACTCCCGCCCAATAAGCGGTCTCCTCCTCGAAGGCATGGGCGCGCGCCGTGAGCGTCGTTTCGATGCCCTCGCCCATCACGAGCCGCCGACATCCGCTCGGCGTCACCAGGCGGATGGCGCCGCCCTTCTTGACACCCAGCACCTTCTTTGTGGGCAAGGCCTTCCCATCGATCTCGGGAAGCTCCGCCTTGCCCTTGGGTCGTGACAGGTCGAGATAGGTTTGGTGGATGCCGCCGAAGCGCCCATCGGCGCGCTGGATAGCTGCGATCTGGGCCGGCGCCCGCAACAACACCTTGCCATTATGCCAGTATGGCCGATTGCCGATAAAGCGCAGCGGCATGCCGACGTGCCAGTTAGAAACGCCGAAGTCGATGGCTCCACCGGCAAGCCCTCGGACCTGACCCAGATAGGCTGCCACCATATCCATCGGCATGCCGAGGGCGTGTTCCCAGACTTCATGGGCATCCTTGCGGGCCTGCTCCCGGAACTTGTTTTCTGCGGCAACGCGCCTACGCTCGGCTGCATCCCGCTCTTCCGCCATGCGTCTCGCGTTCTCGGGGTCGACAGGTTGCTGCGACGAACGCCCGGTGATGAGCTCGCAGGCTTCGGCGAAGAACAGGCCCTGCATATGCTGGGCGAGAAAGATGACATCACCGCCAACACCGCAAATGCGGCAGAGCCAGACGTTCTTTTGCGGATTGATGGAGAACCGGTCAGTGCCCCCGCATTTTGGGCACGGGCCTACAAACTCGGTGCCAACCCGCGTCAGTTTCCAGCCCTGACCATTCGCCCAATCCAGGCACGAGACGTTCGCCAAGGCCTCGTCGCGCAGCGCTGCAAGTTCCGGGCTCATTGGGCGCCGTCCCGCGCCCTGTCACGGCGCTTCTGGTTCTGCAGGTGCGTGACGAGCTCAAGATGCTCCGGGTTTACGCAACGACGCCGGCGGCAGAGGTGGTCAAGTTGTTTCCGGCCAGGCACGAACCCGTGCTCGTTGGTCCACATGACGATATGGACGGCCACGGTCTGGCCATCGAGCGCCATGCGGGGGTAGCCGCCACCACGGCCGTCCCCGCTATCGGGACCGGTCCATATCCAGCAGTCGGTGCCGAGCGAGGCGCAGGGCTGCATCTCGACCCTCGCCAGCACCTTCTCCCGGATCCTGTTCCTGCGACCAAGCGAAGGCATGTCTCACGCCCCCAGGATGACGGCAGGACGCTCCGTCTCCTCGGCCAAAAGGTCGAGCACGGTGCCGGCGAGGCTATGTGGAATCCCGTTCTCGTCACGCCCGACGGCGGAGCGCAGGACATCAAGCGGCACCCCGTATTGCATCGCAATCGAGATGAGCACCGCAACATCATGGCCGAGATTGGAGGCGTCGTTCGAAACCTTGGGCCGGTCGATAAAGACTTCCCCGACACGCCCGTCGGGCTGATAGCCGATGGTGGCGATGTATCCGTCCCTGCCCCCATTGGACAGCACGTGGTCGAAACTCACCACTTCGCTGTGCCGCCGCTCGGGCAACTTCCGACGCGGCGTCAGCTGCGGCAAGGCGCGTCCAAAGGCGTCGACCTGCTCCTTGTCCATATCGATGGTCACGACGCTGCCTCCTCTTCTGTCGCATTCATGAGGTCGAAGAGCGTCGGCATGCCGAGCTTGCGCTCCTGCGCCTCGAGGTGCTTGACGCCGTCGAGGAAGTAGCCGGGGTTGAGTTCAGCCGCGCGACCACGGCGCCCGAGCTCCAGGGCGCGGTATGGCACGGTGAAGAGGCCGCCAAAGGGGTCGAAAACCAGCTCGCCGGGCTCGGAATATCGAGTGATGAGACGATCGACGATGTCGAACTGGAGCGGACAGACGTGTTTTTCGAGGTTTCGCGCCGCCTGGCTGCCATTGAGCGTCAGCATCCTGTTGACGTCGTCCCAGACGTCCGCCCGATTGCTGCCGGGCATGAGGGCCATGTACTTGGTCGGCAGGGCGCGCCGCTGCGCGAGCGCCTCCCCGATCCTGACGTGGCTCTCGAAATTGTAGAGCTCCGCCCGCGTCTGCTCCTTGAAGACCTTGCCGATGGTATCTGCCGGCAGGGCCGCGAGCTCGTCGACGGTGAGGAACCGGTTGCTGTCCGTCTTCCAGCGGGCATGCGCATCGATCTGCCAGCGCGCAAGGGAGTAATCCTCAATCCGCTTCTGCACCGGATCGTCGGCATAGCCGCGCGAACGGTCGGTCTGGGGCTTGCGCATGAGCAGCACGAATTCGGGGCTGCCCACCCCCATTTTCGTGCCGTCCTTCCGGAGCTCGGAATAGGTCAGCCGATAGGTCTGGTTATTCTCCCGTACCACATCGGTATCGATGAAGATGAGGCCCATATAGGCGAAGCCATGGGCCATGAAGTGAGCCAGGGTCTTGGCGTGGAGCGGGTTGACCGTCGGGAAGCCGAGCCCGGTCACGGCGCCGAAATCGATGGTGTCCTTGATGTGGATGCAGGCGAGCCGCCCGGGCTTGAGGGCGCGCAAAAGCTCGGGCGTCAGGAAATCCATCTGCTCGAAGAAGTGCTCGTCGTCATCGACATGGCCGAAGTCGTTGTAGCTCTCGCAGTATTCGTACTTTTTCGAGAACGGGATGGAGGTGACCACCAGGTCGAGGCTATTGTCTGCGACGTGCTTCATCTCCTCGACGCAATCATTGTTGGCCACGGTCAAGTTCTGGCCTGTTGCCTCTATGCGCTCGATGCCGATGGCACGCGTGAGCTCGGCCGCCATCGCATCGTGATTGAGGCCATACTTGCGGATGATCTTGGTCATTTCCTCGGCTAGCTGGTTATGGCGCAACCACTTGGCCTTGATGTCGGCGACGGTCTCCCGCTCGGTTTCGGCGAAGATGATGTCGATCTCGACGGTTTCCTCCTGGAGGAAACGGAGCAGCCGGTGGATGGCCTGGATGAAGTCGTTGAACTTGTGATTGACCCCGACGAACACCGCGCGGTGGCAGTGACGCTGGAAATTGCAGCCCGAGCCGAGCATGACTGGCTTGCCCGCCAGGAGGCGGTACTTGCCGTCCGAGAAGTCGACGATCAGCTGTTCGCGAAGGTCGAGATCCTGGCTGCCATAGACCGAGACCGCCGCCGGCAACGCGGTTTCGATGGCGCGCCGCTCGTCTTCGAGGTCGTGCCAGAGGATGAAGTGGTCATCTGGAGAGGAATCGACGATCGCGCGCATCTTTTCGATACGCTGAGCCAGCGTCTCCCGCCGCTCCCGGGCTTCCGATGCCAGCCCACGAGCGCCGCCTCGAAACAGAATACCCTGACCGTCGCGGTCGTGGCCGGCATCACCCAGATTGACCTCGACTTCGTGCCAACGCACCACGAGCTCGGGCAGGTCATAGCCTTCATCGGAAAAGCCAAGGTCGGACGGCCGTTGCAGGAACACGCCCCAGCTCGCTACCCATAGCCAGAATTCCTGCTCCTTGTGCGGGAAGAGGGTGAGGTTGCCGGCCTTTTCGCTGTCCCGCTGGAAGAAGCGGGTCAAGGCCAGGCCGGTATCCATCACGCCAAGGAAACCGGCATAATGAATGAGCTCCTTGAACCGGTTGGGCGAAGGCGTGGCCGTCGCGACGAAGCGGAAGCGCACATTGGCAAAGAGCGAAAGGAAACTCTGATAGGTGAGGCTGCCGAACGAGCGCAGCACACTCGCCTCGTCGAGCGTGGCGATGTTGAAGTGATCGGGCGACAGCTTTCCGTCGCGCACCGTCTCGTAATTGGTCATGTAGTGGCCGGTCGCGCCAGCCTCTTCGATCGAGCGGATGAAGGTGATGGAGGGAAGTCGTTCCGGATGCCCCTCCAGCCATGCGGCGAGCTGGGCGCGCTGCGCGTCGGTGATCTTGGGGTGCTTGCCCGTGGCGAGCAGGTCGACATCCTTCTTGAATTCCTGCCGCACGCCGAGCGGCAGGACGGTCAGCCCCCTGCCCCCGGTCTTGGCGAGCAGGATCCTGACGATCTCGATCTGGATGATGGTTTTGCCCAACCCAAAGGCGGCGAAGATGGCGCGACGGCCGCCGCGAATGGCCCATTTGACGATGGCCCGCATATGCGGCTTGAGGATCGGGTTTATGTCCTCATCGGCGATCTCGATACCCAGGGGCGCCGCCATGCGCACCTTTCGCTCGAGGAAGGCGCGATAGTCGGCGGCGGGCGCCGCGCCAGCCATGACGGTCTTGAAGCTTGGTATTACGTTCATTCAGCGCGACCTCCCCATTGCAGAGCAAGCGCGTCGGCAACACCTGGAAAAAATCGCGAGCGCTCATGGCCACGCCGAACACTCGGAGGCATCCGCCAAACCCGGTGCCACGCTTTCCACTCATCGGACCCACGAGGCGGTTCAGCCAGGCGGTTCGTTTCAACGAGAGGCGGCAGTCCGCGAAGATAAAAGCCGGTTCCCTTGTATTCGGGATGGCCAAACCAGAAGGGCTGCACGATCTGTGGCTTCGGCAGGTTGGCGGGCATCCGGGCGCGAGCGATGTCGTGCATTTCGGGATTTTCGATCGCAACCCGTTCGATAGGCGCGTTCCAACAGGCGACGAACAACTCAACGCCGGCTTCGAATTCCGCCTTGACGCTTTCCCAACTCCGGCCATTTGGCAATTTCTTTGGGTGCGTCATGTGCCCCGGGCCGGAAAGCCACCGGCGGCCAGATCGGCAAAGCCGGGTGCACGGAGGGTGGGCGACCACCAGCAAGTCCCACCCGTCGCCGAGGATGTCTCGGACATCGCCCACGATATGCTTATTGGACAGGTCCTCCGCCGGCAGGAGATCGCAGGACCAGGCATCATGCCCCAGCGCCGCAAAAGCGCGCCGAACGATGCCGGAATACTCACATCCGACCAGAACCCGCAAAGCCCCCATCAGTCGACCTCCAATGGCTTGGAGTGGCGCCGATAGACCACGGCTTCGCGGCCATCTTCGAAGATCGCTTCGCGTTCGAAGCTGTCCATTGCCCGGCGCATCCAGTCGATATCGTCACGGGAGAGGCACATGTTGCCGCCGCCCATACTGACTTCGAGCCGATGGCCACCGTTTGGATCGAGCCATGCCCTTGCCAGCCGCGGCATAGGGCGCGTTTGAGGGAGCGGCCGCATCACTGCCCCCGCCCCTGACCGAACTTGTTCGCGTCCCGGCGCTGCCCTTTGGTCAGGTCGAGCCGATAGGCCCAGGTGAGCACCGTGCCCATGGGATGGCCCAGATCAGCCGCCAGTTGCTTGGTTGGAATGATCGGGTCACAGGCATAGGCGGCCCGGACGATTGGTTCCGCCGTCGCGGCGGTATGGTTCCCCTTGTGGGCATCGCCAGCCACGAGGCCGGAATAAAAAGCGGCGGGCGACAGAGTTGCGGCCCCATCTTCCCCCGCCGCAGCGCGAGGCTCATGGGAGCTTGCCTCGCCAGTTTCCTCAGGGGCTTCGAGGCCCCACGCATCCCATCCGTCCCGAGCGCGCCGGGCGTTGAGCTCGATCTTTGGCAGGTTGGGAAAGTAGCTTTCGATGATCTCGTAGAAGCGATCCGGCTTGGCCGAGTGCTCGCCGACCGCCGCCTCGATATTGCTTTCGAACTGCGTGCCTGGCGCCGGGGCTGGTGGATTACCCTTGACCCCGATGAGCAGGTGCTCGTGCTTGTTCCGGCTCCAATAGCCGTGCCCGATGCGATCCTTGGCCCAGTTGAAATTGGAGACGTATTTGAAGCCCCAATAGCGCATGACCGCGAGGGCATCCTCGAGCATCGGCACCGTGGCCCAGAGGAAAAGCACACAATCGGAGGCCGCAAGCGTGCCCACCGGCAGCATCTTGATCTCGCCCGTCTCCTGGGTCGGGTAATGATTGTCCGCCGCGCGGTCGAGCCCGGTTTCCCGGCTGTACGGCTCGAAGCGCCAGGGCGGATCGGCAAGGATGACGCCATAGAGCCTCGTGGGCAGTGCGCGCTGGCGGCTGGCCAGCTGCTGCTCGCGATCTTCGCGCTTGGCCTGTTTGGCCATGGTCGCGAGCTTGCGCGTATCGACGAGGTTGAGAACCTGCGCCTGTTTGTCCTTGGAGAGCGTCAGCAGACTCTCGGCCACCGAGGCCTTGACCTTGCCGCTCTGCACCGCCTCGAAGAGCTCTGGCGCCCCATGCTTTCGTACCTTGGCTGCGCTCGCGACGAGGCGTGGGGAAACCTTGACCACCTCGGCGATGTGCTTTCGGTCAAGCTGCAAACCTGCATCTTGACCGGCCGGCACGCGGCGACCGCCATGCGTGAGCGTTTCCATGCTCGCGCCGACGGCCGCGCGCTGGCTCTCGTCGAGGTGCCGCCGCTGGAGATTGAGGGAAAGAACCCAGTCGAGTGGGTCCTTGCCCGGATGCTCGGCTTCAAAATCGACGAACCGATCGTCGACCCTGAGCAGGCTGTTTGCCGTCGCGATGGGCGAGACCATGTCCTCAGCCAGCAGCGCGCGATATCTGTTGCGGCCGTCGAGTATCCTGCCATCGAGCAGAACGATCTTCTCTTGCAGACCGTTGGCCCGGATATCGGCCTTGAAGTCATCGAAGTGCGGGCCTTCGATGAGCGGAAAGATGTTCGCGATCTCGTGATATTCGAGCATCCCTCTATTCCCCCATGAGCCAGCGGGCGCGCATTTCGAGCAGCGCCGCGATTGCATCGTTGAAGTGTCGGGCCACATCGGCGCGCTCGGCGGGCGTCACGACGCCATCGGCCTTGGCAGCCCAGGCAGAGGCCAGGGCCTCGGTGCTTTCGCGGGCGCATTTGAGGAGACCGGCCTCGTCGGCCTCGGCAGGAGCCGCGTCGGGCAATGGCACGAACATGCCGCCGGCCAGCTGCGCCAGGTGCTCGGCGGCGGCGGGAGCCTTGAAGGCGGCGGTCAGCCGCGCCACGCGGGTATAGGAGAACTCGGCCTGCTGGTCGGGATCGAGCATCTTGTAGAAGGTGAAGATCGAGATGCCTTCGAAGTCGGCGGCAAGCTTGACGCCAACTGCTGGCTCTTCGCCCTGACTGGCGGCGATCTGCGTCATGAGATCGGCAAGGGCTGCGTGCGGACCATTGGCGGGGCGCGGCTTCATCGGCTTCATGGCAATACCCACGCAACGTTGCCAGTGACGGCCGAGGCGATTGCGTGAGAGCGTCCACCAACTTCATCACGGCCTTGGGGGCTGCAATGACCTATCGACCGTCGCCGCGCCTGGTCGCGGCCAACGCCGCGCTCGTGCATTTTCTGGAATGTCAGGACGCTGCCCGCGCGAACAGGGAGGAGGTCGAGCGCCGGCAGGGACAGTCGGCGCATCGCGATCCGCGCGGGCAGCGCGACGTTGGCGAGGGGGAAGACGAGCCTCGCCAAAGCATTACGCGAGGCGGTCATGCCGACACCTCGCGAGGGTAAAGGTCGGGGCGCAAGTCGTGGCGGCTGACGACTCGTTTGCTGGCCGCCTCAACTGCCAACACGCGGCTGGCAGGGCAAATCTGCCACTGGTGAACAGCCTGCGGGGTGCAGGCAACGGCCCGCGCGAGCGAGCTAAGCCCGCCCGCCGCCTCTATTGCCCTCTGAAGGGCATCCCCCATTTGCGCTTTGTCGATCATGTCGCAGTTTCAAGCATGCCTTGAAATCTGAGTCAAGTGACACTGTGCTGGACCAAAAAAGCGATGCTTGATCAAAATCCGCGCATGGCAGACACCGTTGGCAGCGTCCTGAAAACAGCGCGAAAGCAGCGCGGCTATGTGCTACGCGAAGTAGCTCAGGCGGCTGGCGTTTCAATTGCTGCTGTCGGCAATTGGGAAAACGACGCGAACGAAATCACCATGGAGAACCTCCGGAAGGTCAGCGCCTTCCTGAGGATTGACGCCGAAGCCGCTTTTCGAGGGGTGCTCAACTACACCGACCAACCAGGCGATCTGGCGGATGCCAAGCGTATCTCGGGAATTGGATTGCCCGAGCTCGGTCCAAAGGATGTTCCGCTATTGGGGGTCGCGGTCGGCGGAGACGACGCTGACTTCACCTTTAATGGCCAAGTCATCGACCATGTAAGGCGCCCACCAGGCATCGCCACGTTGAAGGGCGTTTTTGCAACGCAGGTAATTGGCGTCAGCATGATACCCCGCTTCGAGCCGGGCGAGGTCATCTACTGCGGCGGCCGACAACCAGTCCCGGGTGAGTACGTCGTGATTGAGCTCTTCCCGGAAGGTGATGGCGAGAATGGCAAGTGCTACATCAAGCGCCTGGCGAGACGCACTGCCAGCAAGATCATCTGCGAGCAATTCAATCCTGCCGGCGAGGTCGAGTTTGACCCGTACGCAATCAAGCAGATGAGCCGCGTTATCCCATGGCAGGAGTTGTTAGGGTTTTAATTCGCCAGGCAGCCGCGCGCTCCCTATCCAGGTCTGTCCGAAAATGCGGGACAACCACAAGGTTTTTACCCGTCCCCCCACTCTCCTTGCAGTGAACGCACGCAAGGCGATCCACCAATAGACGCAATGGCGTTTGCGGAGTGAAGCCGGGGCGCAGGATCTGCGCACCCCGCCACCAACGCTCTCGCCCGCACTCCGCGCACTCGATGCATAGCGTCTTTACATCGCCAATGACCGGCTCGAAACCCGACTTCCCCATGACCCGACCGCCACCAATGTTCTCGTTTGGTTCGCATTAAGGAATCAAAATCGGCGAGAGTCGAGAGCCTTTTTGGCACTCCCAGTTTTCAAGTAGTGCTTGAAATAATCTTCAAGCCGTGTTTTCAATCTGCGCCAGTTCCAATCAGGAGGGCGCAATGCTCGCTGCACAAAACTTCGCCTACACCCCCGCCATTGCCGTAGCCGTCGTCTCGCATGAGGCTTTGTCGCCGGCCGAGCGCATGGCCATCGTCATCAATCGCGCCGTCGAGCGTGACGGTGACGAGGCTGTGGTAACCCAGGAGGAATTCATCGCGGCCGAAGAGACCTGCGATATTCCCGTGAGCGAGCTTCACGGCCTGATCGGCTACGCCAAGCGCATTGCGCAGACCAAGCGCGATTGCGAAGCCGCCGCTTATGACCGCAAGGCGCGCATCGAGCAGGGCATCTTCCAGGTGCTCAAGATTTTTCCCGACGAGCAGATGATCTTCGATTGTCTGCGCCACAACGGCTTCGCCACCCATGAGCTCGCCACGCTCTGGCCCGAGATCATGGCCGGCGCTGCCAAGCGCGCCGCCGCCGCGCGTCAGCCTGAACCTGCCGGAAAGGTGGCGTGACATGGCAAAACTACGTCGCACTGTCGCCACCTACGAGGCGATCCATCCGGAAGCGGTGGCATCCGGCTCCAAGGCGCAGATGATGTATTTCATTGAGGACGCCACGGCAGACATCGCCAATCTTGCCGATGCCAAGGCCGACCTCGTCGATGCGCTCCAGCTGTGTCAGCGCGCCTTGGCGAACATTGTCGCGCCCGACGCAATTCAGCAGACCACCGTGACCGCAGCGTATGCCCAGGCAATGGCGGCCGAAGCAAAGGCCCGTGCGGTGCTCGCAGCACAGGCGGAGGTGTAAATGACGCATCTCACCTTCGCCGAACTTCGGCGCGTCAACGTCGCCCGGTGCATCGAGGGCTGGAAGCATCCTCTCGATAGCTGGACCATTCCTGACTGGCTCGTCGCAATCGGCGGCGAAGTCGGGGAGGCTCTCAACATCGTCAAGAAGCTGAACCGCGAGCGCGACGGCATCATCGGCAACCAGAAGGTCGCGAGCGAACTGCTTGACGATCTGGCCGATGAGCTCGCCGATGTCGTGATCTATTGCGACCTGACCTTGGCTCGTCTCGATGCCCCCCTTTCACCGAAGCCGGCAATTCTGACCTTCGAGGCGCTGGCCGAATTCCATCGCAACATCCTCGCCGAAACTGAGCTTGTGTCGGCATCCCAACACGGCATGGTCATGCTGGAAACTCTTGGATGGGCCTGCGCCGCGGAAGATGCTGACCAGCTGCCGCTCAGCATTCGCCTGCTTGTGGGCGCGAGCGAAACCCTCGCCCACGCCTTGGGGATAGACCTCGGCGCGGCGGTCGTAGCCAAGTTCAACGCTACCTCTGACAAGCACAGCTTCCCCCACAAACTTGGGGCCGAAGTGCGGGAGGGTGCGCTATGAGCGAGCTTTCCCCCTTCTGGGTCTATACCGCCGCCGGCCTGCAGTTCGACTTCGATAACCCCCGGCCGGAGATGATCGAGCGCCGCGCCCTAGCCTGGCAACTGTCGGGCGAAGGCCGCTGGGCCAACAATACGTTCTGGGCCCTCTCGGTCGCGCAGCACTCGATGCTTGTGGCGACCTCCATCCGCAATCCCGCCTGGCGCGTGTACGGCCTTCTGCACGATGCGGCCGAGGCCTGGACCAGAGACCTCTCGACACCGTTCAAGCTCTGGCTTGCCTCGAAGGGCGCCGACGTCGTCGGTCTTGAACGCCGCATCCTTCGCGATGCGGTCTATCCGCACTTCGACCTCGCCCCGCCGACCTCCGAGATCAACGCCGCCGTAGACGAAGCCGACGCACGCGCGCTGGCGACCGAATACCGCGACGCCGTTCAGGGTAAGGGCGATGAGTGGGTGCCGGGAGCGCCGCCCTTCGCAGCGCCGGTGAAATTCATGCCGCGCGACAAGGCCGAATATGAATTCCTGCGCATGCTCGATGCGTCCATCCGCGATGCCCATAAGGCGGGACTGAGGAGGGTGGCATGAGCAAGGTATCGCATCATCGTCATCATGGCAACGAGGGTCTGAGCGATGAGCAGCAACCCGATTAGCGAGGAACTACCCAAGCGCTACCCGCAGGACGAGTTTGAGTATCCCCGCCTGCGTATCGAGGCCCATCCGACCATCCAGTCCTATCTGGCATCGCGCAGTGATGAAGAGCTTGCGGCGCTGATCTTCAATCAGATCTATCAACGCAACATCTTCGGTTCTTACCGTGGCTTGAGCGGGGAGCACGCCGCCGCCATCCTTGCCGAGGCTGGCCGTCGCGCTGATGGAAAGAGTGCCGCAGCTTCTGACGTGCTGGCCGAACGGGCCAGGCAAATTGCGGTGGAAGGTTGGACGCCAGAACACGACGATAGCCATGATCACGGCGAAATGGCTCGTGCTGCCATGGCCTATGCTTACGGCGCTACAGAATATCGGGGACTGGGAGGCGGCCTAAGGAAGCCCGGCTCTCTTCCCACTGGTTTCGTATGGAGGATTTGGCCGTGGGCGCAGGAATGGTGGAAGCCCTCCGACGATCGCCGTAACCTCGTCAAGGCCGGCGCGCTGATCTTAGCCGAAATCGAGCGCTTGGACCGCTTCGCCGGCCGCGCCGCCCACGAAGTCGCCCTCTCCCGCGCGGAGGGGCAGGAGCCGGTGGCCTACCTGCACAAGCCTACGGGCGAGGTCTTCAGCGCCGCAGAGTTCCGCCCCCTGCTATCCGGTTGGCAGCGGAAATTCGCCGACACGCATGCCCCCGAGGAAATAGAGGAGGACTTCGCGCCCCTCTACCTCGCCCTCAAGGAGGTGAAGTGATGGACTTCATCACCCTGCCCGGCGGCACCGCGGTATGGACTCCTGAGCGGCAGCGCGTCGCTCAGAACCATGCCGATAGCATCGCCTATCCCTTGATGCTTGCAGTCCTCACCATCTGCGCCGCCGCGGCGGTGCTGGTCTGGCGCGGCCTCGCCTGACCCCCATGTCGCGGCCGTCCTCCCAACAGCCGGAATTGACACTCGTGGCGGAGAGGCCCAACGATGTCGACCCGCGAGAGGCGCTACGTGAATTCGTGCGCGCGCTTGCGCGCCAGCAGGCCTGGGAAGACTTTCACGAGAAAAAGGGCATAGCCCTGCCAAAGCGATGATCAGACGCGCCGCCATCTACGCCCGGTTCAGTTCCGACTTGCAGAACGAACGCTCGTGCCAGGATCAGATCGATCTATGCGCGGCCTGGGCAAGCCGAAACGACCTCTCCGTGGTTGCCACCTTCGACGACCACGCGGTATCGGGCGCCAGCGCCGTAAATCGGATGGGCCTTGCCCGCATGCTACGCGCCGCGCGCGACGGGCAATTCACGGTTTTGATCTGCGAAGACCTCGACCGAATTGCCCGCAAGCAGGCCGATCTGCATCGCATCCGGGATGAACTAACGTTCCTTGGCGTGAGCATTATGACGGTGGCAGATGGTACGATCACCGCCATGCATGCCGGCCTCAAGGGCCTCATGAGCGAAATGTTCCTGGCCGACCTCGCCAACAAGACCCGGCGCGGCCAGCGCGCTCGAGTAAGCGATGGCTCGTTGGGCGGCGGCCGTTCCTATGGCTACGACCCTGTGCCGAGCATGCCGGGTCAGGTGACCGTCAACGAGCGGGAAGCCGCGATCGTCCGGCGCATCTTTGATCTCTACGTGGCCGGCTCAACCCCACGAGAGATCGTTTCCATGCTCAATGCTGACGGGGTGTCGTCACCGAGGGGCGGAAGCTGGAACGCCTCGACAATCAACGGCAGCAAGCAGCGCAGCAACGGCATCCTGCAAAACCGCCTCTACATCGGCGAGATTGTCTGGAACCGTCAGCGCTTCATAAAGGATCCTGCCACCGGTAAGCGCGTATCGAGGCTCAACCCTGAATCCGAGTGGCTGACGGCCGACGCGCCTCACCTTGCGATCGTCGAGCGTGCGGTCTTCGATGCTGCTAATGAGCGCAAGGCTGCGCGCACCATTGTTCGCAGCGGCGTGCCAACCCCCAAGAAACCGAAGCATCTTCTCTCCGGCATAATGCGGTGCGGTATCTGCGGCGGCAGCTACACCGTCATCGGCAGAAATCGATTGGGGTGCGTCAACCACAAGGAGCGAGGATCCTGCAACAACAGCCGCACGATCACTCGCGAGCACGTGGAATTAAGGGTCCTCGAGGGCCTGATGTCCAACCTGTCGGACCCGGAGCTTCTAGCTGACTACGTTCGCGCCTATCACGAGGCCATGCGGGAGATGTCGGCTTCCCAGGCCAGTGCGCGATCCACGCTGGAGCGCCAAGTTGCCGAGCTAATGCGCGGAATAGAACGCATCGTCGACAAGGTGGTCGACGGCACCGCCTCCGATGCGCTTCTGTCGCGCCTGGTGGAGATGGAAGCCGAGCAGAAAGAGCTACGAGCCTCCCTCGCTCAACTCGACGAAAAGGCGATTCCAATCGAGCTTCACCCTGGTGCGATCGAAAAGTACCGGCGCATCGTCCAGGACCTGCAAGCCCACATCGACAATATGCACGCCGGATCGCCATCAGACGACCTGCTCGCCGCCGCGCGCAACCTCATCGATAAAGTGGTGATCTCGCCTACGGAAAACAAAAAGCCCGTCAACATCACGTTGTACGGGCTCTTGGCAGAACTTCTGATCCAGAACGGTGCCCCCCAATACAGGGGAGCGTTGGTTGCGGGGGCAGGATTTGAACCTGCGACCTTCAGGTTATGA